GCGTATGACGGAAGTACTCCGGTATCAATTAGTGCAGCATTAGGTGGAGAACGCTACGAAAAGGTAAGGGCAGGTGCACTGGGGGCAAAATACTATATGCACGGGAAAAATATACGCACGACTCGTTACGAGACACTTGTGTATGATTCGAGCAAAGGAATGTGGCACAAAGAGGATGAGACATCTTTATGCAGTATGGATAAATTCGTAAACCTGGATGGGGCTTTGCTTTATATGAATGATAGAAAAGTAATGGAGATTACATCAAGGGATTACACGACAGAGGAAGGACTGGAAACAATACTTGAGTGGAGTGCGGAAACCGGCTTGATAGGGATAAGCTATCCCAATAACAAGTATATATCAAAAATATGTTTGAGGTTGTCTTTGCCGTTAGATTCAGAATTAGATGTAGATGTAATGTATGATTCCTGTGGAGTATGGGAGGAGGCTGCACATATGGAGTCTAAATATGAACAAAGTAGGAGAGATACTCCATCTTTTGTAACAATGCGGAGTTTTGAAATACCCATATTTCCGATTCGATGTGATCATATGAGAATCCGGTTAAGAGGGAAAGGGGATGCAAGGGTTTACAGCATTTCCAAAGTTTTGGAACAGGGGGGATATTAATGGCCACGTTGCAATTTGACCCTATCCAATTAGATGGTATGGATGGAAAAAATATTCAGAAGTTGAATTCATGGATAATACGTCTGATAGATAATTTAAGTTATATCTTAAATAATCTTGAACTGGATAATATGACTTCTGAGACAGAAAAGAAATTTAGTCAAGTGCAGGAAACTGTAAAGATGGCAAAGGAAGCAAAAGAGATTGCAGACAAGTTAAAGCAACAGTTAGAGAGCGGCGGATTACGGGGAGAAAAAGGAGAGAAGGGTGATAAGGGAGAGAAGGGTGACAAAGGTGACAAAGGCGCAGATGGAGAAAAGGGAGAGAAAGGCGATGCAGGAAAAGACGGTGTGCAAGGAGAAAAGGGAGAGAAAGGTGATTGCGGACCGCAGGGTGTGCAGGGGCTGACTGGACCGGAAGGAAAAATTGGACCAGAAGGTCCACAAGGAATTCAAGGTGTGCAAGGTGAAAAGGGAATTCAGGGAGTGCGTGGACCACAGGGGACACAAGGGCTGCCTGGTCCAAAAGGGGAACAGGGAGTAAAAGGAGACAAAGGAGATACTGGAGAAACCGGGGTACAAGGATTGCAGGGGGTACCCGGAGAAACCGGACCACAAGGTTTACAAGGACCGAGAGGTGCAACTGGTGAAATCGGACCAGAGGGTCCACAAGGAATTCAAGGTCCAAAAGGAGATAAAGGAGATAAAGGCGAGAGAGGTGACAGTGGTGTAATCAATCCAATTAATGGATTCTTTTATCTGATGGGAGACGCTGACGGAAACCTATATGCGGTTACTACAGATGATGAGACACCGCCTCAATTTGAAATAGATTCTACTGGAGACATTTATTTAATATTACCGGATGAATAGATAGGAAGTGATACAATGGCAAAATTTTTGATTGGAAATTTTAAGGGGCCGCAAGGTCTTAAAGGAGAGAAAGGAGATACCGGGGCGCAAGGACCTAAAGGAGATACTGGAGCAACGGGACCGCAGGGAGAACAAGGGGAAAAGGGTGATACTGGTGCGAAGGGGGACACCGGAGCACAGGGACCACAAGGCCTTAAAGGAGATACCGGAGCAACGGGACCACAAGGACCCAAAGGAGACACCGGAGCAACGGGACCGGAAGGGCCACAAGGACCACAGGGAGAAACTGGACCACAAGGGATTCAAGGTGTTCAGGGACCAAAAGGAGATACTGGGGCGCAAGGACCAATGGGGCCGGCAGGAATAAGCACATTGCTTAATTATATTGCAACGCGTCCGGCATCTGCAGATAAATCGAGTACATCCGATAGGATGGGAGCAGTAGAAGCATTTGTTGCCAGTTCTAAGATGACAACGGGAAAGCCCGGGGGTGATGCAAAGATACTGCAAATGAATTGGGATAATACGAGTGGTTGGGATTCACAACTGGCCATGCTTAATAATGGAATATTGCAGCATAGAGCCATGTCAAGTGGAACTTGGGACACATGGAAGACGCTGCTGGATTCAAGTAATTATACAAAATACACAGCAAAATACGAAAAAGGAACATGGACTCCTAGACTGTTTAATACAGCAAGTAATGAGATTAAAACGTCAATTGCAGCGGCTACGGGAAATTATTATAGACTGGGAGACATTGTATTTATAGAGGCAATGATATTAACAACAAGTAGTTATGCTTGTCATCATATAAGCGGACTGCCATATGAACCTGACCATAGTCGTCCATCAAATGTCTATCCGATTGGAATTGTGTCGAGTGGCAATGGAACTAATTCACCATTTAATCTAATTAGCGGCAGTGGTTCATATTATGTCCAGAATGGGGCATACGCGTCCGGAAAAACATATAGCGATTGGTATGTATACGGTTGGTATAGAAAGGTTTAACGAGGAGGAATTGAAATGGAAATTAACGAAGAAAAAACGGTAGATATGTTGTCGACAGAGAGTGTGAGCATCTTAACAAGAAAGGTACTAATTGATGGAGAAGTGAAATCTCAGGTTGGAGAGAATCATAGACGAACCTATCTCAATTCCGTATCCGGAAGAGAAGAATTGTTGAAGGAGCAGACAGAAAATGTGGTAAATGCTGTGTTTGCAATATGGGGTTCGGAACCGGTGGTAGAGGAACCCATCATAGAAGAGGAGGATGAGGATTATGGCGAAAAAGAAGAGCAGTAGCAGTAAAATAACAATCACCAAAGCAACAACTGTGAAGACACCGACAATAAAGTCTTATACGCCATCGAAAGCAGTAAACGCCGCAAAGAGTACGTTGCAAAAGACGGAGAAGGCAAGGCCGGCAGCTTATACCAGTAAGTATGGAACACAGATAACCGGATTGGCGGATGCGATTGCAAATCGCAAAGGTTTTTCCTATGACTATACAAAGGATGCTTTGTATCAGAATTATAAGGACCAGTATCAGAGGCAGGCACAGTTAGGGATGCAGAATGCAACGGCGCAGGCGGCCGCGTTGTCCGGAGGATATGGAAACTCTTATGCGGCTACGGCCGGCAACCTTGCGTATCAGGAAAACATGTCAGCCTTGAATAATATAATTCCTAGTTTGTACGAGGCAGCGTACAACCGTTATCAGACGGATTTGGATAATCAGAGATCCGACTTGTCCATGTATCAGGGACTTGACGAAAGTGATTATGCGAAGTATCGGGACAAGGTTGGCGATTGGCAGGATGACAGAAACTATTATGCGAATCGATATGATGCGGCATATAATAACGATTTTAACAACTATACTGCGAATGTATCTAATCAGCAGTGGAAGTATGAACAGCAAAATGGCAACAGCCAGTGGAGACAGCAGCAGAACGCATCCAATTACTGGCAGAATAAGGATTACCAGTTATCAAAAAAAGCTAAGGCCGCTGCTGCATCCGCTAGTAAACGAAGTGCGTCGGGCAAAGGGGCATCTTCAACCGGTGGGATTAAGATTCCAACGGATATTAAGTCGAAGGTTAAGGAATTGGCTAAGAACAATGACACGCAGGGTATCGCAGAATATTTGAACAATATGGAAAAGAGTGGCGTGTTATCTGCTGATCAAAGCAATTATGTATGGAGTGTTTTATTGGGATATACAGCAAAAGATTTACCGACATATATAACCTCTGATGGAACTACTACGAGAGGGTTAAGCAAATATCCAACCTATGACAGTGCAGTGGCGGCCGGAGCAGATGCGAAGACTACATTATCCTATGTTGATTTTATGCGAAATCTGCCTAGCAGCAGGGAGTTACAGACAGTAGGCTCTTACAATGACTATTTGGAAAAACAGGTGAATAAAAACAAAAAGAAACAGTCCTCAAAGAAAAGCAAAAAGAAAAAGTAAGGAGAATATATATTATGGCAAATAAGAAAAAAAAACAGAATACTCATGCATCCGGTTCCGGAAGTATTATTTCAAATTATTTTGAGAGCCAGGACAAGTTGTATGAAAGAGATATGCAGGGACAAAAAATAGCCAGTGAGACCAGAGCAAAGGCTGATTCTTATTATGGTGAGGATAAAAAGTATTCGGATACCGACTATACGAATCAGTCAGAATCCCGCTATCGTCGATTGGCAGAGAAAGCAGTAGAAATTAAAGAAAGAACGCAAAAGAACAGCGAAAAGTATAAGAGAACCAATACGCTGATTCGCAATGCAGCAAAGGCAGAAAATAATATGCTGTCGGAAATTCCGAGACGGGAACAAAGGGAAAAACAGGAACAGCAGAGAAGAAAGCAGAGAGAACAGCAGAGCACAAATGGAAGTAATGTTCGCAATAATAATGCGGAAAAGACAAACCAGTTATTTCGGACTTCATCTGGTAATACATACAGAAATCCATCACAAATGAACTATGATGAAATTCAAACTGCGCTTGCAAATGCGAAGAAAAATAAAGACTTGTTTAAGTCAAAAATCGCGGATAGTGGTTTGTTTAAACGGGGATTTTCGGGAGAATGGGAAAAAGTTCAGCCAAAAGATTTTGAGGAAAAGTTAGGGAAAAAAGGTGTATCGTGGGAAGATTACAAGGAATACACCAGTTTGTGGAATAAGTACCAGGATAATGTCGAGTATATGTCAGAACTGGAAAGTAATAAGCCACGAGTAGAACTGGAGCATGAATATGACAAGCTGGGGGATGCCGATAAGCAGTTAGTAAAAAAGGCAGCAGATTACGTGTGGGTAGAGAAAAGAAAATACAGTGCAGATAAAAACCATTTAGTAAACAATTTAGTGCCGACGATACAGGGCAAACTGGAAGCAAGTATCATTCCGGGGTTTTTGTCACAAGCATATGAAAAATTTCCTAGGTTAAAGGAATTAAAAGAAAAAGGAATTGATGTAGATTACATTATCGATAGCGAGAACATTAACACTGATAATAAAGAACAGGAGGTATGGGATGAAGGTATAAAAAAAATAGCAGACGAACATCCGGTAGTATCCAGTGCGTTAAGTGTGGGGTCAAACTTGCTTTCACCGTTGGAACTTGCAGAGGATGTAAATCATGCGGTTAAAAACCTATCATCAGATAAGTCTTATCCCATTAATCATGCCAGCCACCCATACAGTTCTTATACGAACAATGTAAGACAGACAGTATCCGAAGGTATTGATAATGATATTGGTAAGTTTGTCTATAACGCCGGAATGTCCACGGTTGATTCTGCTGCGGATATTCTTGTGACGAAAGGATTTAAGGGAACCAAGTTAGCAGGTGGGGCAGCTAGTGCGTTGATGGGAGCAAATGCCGCAAATCAATCGTACATGGACACCTATGAGAGAACAGGAAGTGCCGGACAGTCTTTGATTACCGGATTGGGAGCCGGTTTGGCAGAGTGGGCAAGCGAAAAGTTTTCACTGGATAGTTTTGAAGCGTTAAAAACAACAAATCCAAAACAGTTTCGTGATTTTGCAAAGAACCTTGTAAAGCAGGGGGCGGTAGAAGGGTCAGAAGAGGCTGCTTCGGACTTTGCAAATGCATTTGTCGACCGTGCAGTTAATGGAAGTAAAAGTGAGTATAATGAAAATGTTAAAAATTATATCCAACAGGGAATGTCAAAGGATGAGGCAAAGAAAAATGCACGGAAAGACTTCTGGATACAGGTGGGCGAAGACACGGCAGCAGGGGCTTTTTCAGGTGGTCTTTTTGGTACCTATGCGAATGTGTACTCGAAAGTACAGTATCAGTCATTAGTGAAAAAGAATGGGACATCAATTGCAGAGGGAAACGAAGGAGCAGATTTACTTACATATGCTGCAGAAAAGGGTATGGATACCTATGAGAAAGCAAAAGATGATACGGAAAAGTATGGTAAAATTTCAGTAGACATCATGGAAAATGTAGAAAACAATTTTACGGAAGCGAGAACCAGTGGAGAACTTGCAAGGGCGTATGAAGATGCCATTCGTGGTGTGCCGGATAGTCTGGGAGTAGAAATCGACCAGATGGCACGTGAGAAAGCACAGGAGTTAGCTAAAAAGAGTAAATATGCAAAATTCGAATCCGAGCGGCAGGCATTGTATGACATTATGGATGCCTCTGTTTCTAATGCGATGAAAAGAACGGTATCTCTTAATCAAAAAAGAGAGGTGGTGCAGAATGAATCCGTGTCAGAGCAGGAGGAAGATGCTATTGCTAATATGGATGCTACATCCGATAGTGTGAATCTTGATGAGGAAATGGAACGGAATCAACGACCGGTTGAGGTACAAGAACTACAGCCGCAAAAGGCAAAGCAGAATGTTACGAGTGACCTTGAAGTCGAAAAAAGAAATGTTGCACCGTCAGAAAATGTTACGAATGCCAATTTTAGAAAGACAGAGAATGCAGCATTTACGGCATCCGATGAACAGGTCAAGGTGAAAGGATTCCGGGAAATTGGAAAAGAATCGGCTATAGTAGAGACTACGGATGGCGAGGTAGTAAACCTTGCGGACTTGTCTTTTCAGGATGAAGGGACACAGGATTTGTTTAACATTGCATCAAAGATGGATAATGCGGCTGCGGCAACGGCACTTGTGGATTATTACAATGGTAAGGATAATGCCGGTGTTTATGCAAATAATTTTCGTATGGCATATCGCATGGGAAGATTGGGAAGTATCAGTTTTGATAAAATGATGCAGGCGTCTAAGTCATTTCGTATAATGAGTGACAAGGGAGCAATGCGTCTTGCGTATGAATTAGGAAAGGCACATGGAGAAAACGCAAGGGCAGCAGAGGCAGAAAACAAAGTTGCGCCGGCGCAAAAAAAAGGAAAAGGTGAATATGAAGATTACCGCTATGCTTCGGAGGATAAGGATAGCTTTGTTCGCGTGAAAAAAGAATTGGCAAAGAAAACCGGATTGGATGTATTGGATTTGAATACCCTCACAGATAAAGATGCAGATACGGTAAATGGTTTATTGAATATGGATAGAGGACAGATGGCATTTGCGGAAGATGCAGAAAATAAATTTGGTGTAGTGATACATGAATCTTTGGAATTTGCATCGGTAATGTCGGAAAAAGAGTATCAGAAATTAATGGGAGTGATGCTTAATTACCTAGTAGAGAAACATGGAGCAGAGGATATCCATGCCTTAATTGAATCTTATCAAAGAGCCTATGAGCAGGTGGAAGGTGAAAAAAGTTATGAGGATGCTGCAGGAGAGTTAATCAACGATGCTGTCAGTGGTGTGTTTTATGATGAAGCCGGGGCAAAAAACTTTATTGACTGGGTAATGAAAGATGCGAAGCTGGATGTGAATGCAAAGAAAAATGTATTTCAGAAAATCGCAGATTTGGTAAAGCATGTATTTGAAAAGATAAAAAGCTATATTGATGATACTCCTATGACAAAAGCGGCCAGACTGGCAGCAGAACTCAACGTGGAACAGAAGGAAAAGATTCAGCAGATGTTCATGGATGCCGTGGATAAAGCGGGGGAGAACTACAAGAAATTGGATAGTAATAATAAGGGTGAAGAAAAAGAGAAAAGAGGGAAGTATTCGGTCAAGGTAATTCCGGATACAATACAAGATGATATTAAAACGAACCTAAAAGATGTTGCAAATATGCCGACGGTGAGTAATGTGAAAGTAGATAATGAAGGTCATAATCTATCAAAGGAGCAGCAGGGGTTTTTCAAAGATAGTAAGATAACGGATGAAAAAGGCAACTTGAAAGTAATGTATCATGGTACCGGAAGAGCGGACCGTGTAGGATATTATTTTGACCCTAATAGGGCAACATCTGGTCCAATGGCCTATTTTACGGATAACCAGGAAATTGCAGAAAATTATTCAAAAGATAAGAAAGATACATCGCTTGATTATGACGAAAGATATAACGATTATCATACACAGTTTCGTGTAAAACATAACGGAGAAGATATATCTGTTGGTGAACTTTGGAATACATTATCTGCAAAGGAAAAGAAAGAATTGGGAGAGAAGGCAGGACATATTTGTTTTGATGATGATTACGAAACAATTATTTATAATCCGGATGTGGATTATGGAAATGGTAATTTTGATTCGTATCTGCTCCGGGAAAACAATGGAAATGTCTTAGAAGCATTAGTGCAGGCGTGGCTTGACGATGGTGAACTATACGACAGGGAGGACGATTTTCGACAAGTGTTAAAAATGGTCGGAATTGATAATGTAGAATATTACAATCCAGATTATCGGGATGAAAAGGTTTACGAAGTGTACTTGAATGTGACAAAACCATTTGATACAACGGATATATCTACAGATATGTTTGAACAAATAAAAGATGCTGCAGAAAATGCACAAGTTACTGTTGGAAATGAAGCGGATATGTGGGATAAGAATAATGTTGTTCCGGAGGAGTTTGTAAGTCGCTTGCAAAATGATATAAAAAATGGGACAACATATTCATGGACCAGTATTCCTGATTTTGTAACAGATGTATTAAAGAAAAACGGATATGATGGTATCATTGATAAAGGTGGAAAACAAGGTGGAACTATACATCAGGTAGTAATTCCGTTTTACAGTGAACAGATTAAACAGATAACGAATGAAAATCCAACAAAGGAAAACAAGGACATTCGCTACTCTATTAGTGTTGACCTAGATAAGCAGATAGATGATGTGCTAAATGATACCGTACCAAAAGATTACACGCATGTTTATCTGGGAGAAACAACAAAAGCGTTGAAGGAACTAGGCTGGAATGATCTTCCAATGCTTATGACGAACCAACATGTGTATTCGACAATAAAAACGCAAGAAGAGGCAAAAAAAGAAAATCGTTTTAAACCAAAAACAAATTATCATGGTTTGGGAAAAGGATTATTTACAAAACTACAGAAGCAATTAGAAACACCAGCAATGATTATAAAATCAAATACAAATGAAAATAATGCGGATGTAATTTTGGTAACAAATGTAAAGGACAATCAGGGAAATGTTGTTATTGCAGCAATTAAACCCAATGGTAGTGGACGTGTTAAAGGTGAACATACGATTGCTAATGTTATGCTCAGTTTGTAT